CCTGACCCTGAGACTTACGAAGAGGAAGACACTTCACAAAGTGTCCCTGATCTTCGCACAGGGTTTGGAGATAAGGTAGAATCATTACAGAAGGATGAGGACGTAGACCTTTCCTACTTTGCTAAACTTGCCGAAGAAGACTAAATGAAGTCAATGTTAACTGCCATGACACTTCTGGGTGTCATCACCACTCCGACTACTGCTTTCGCACACCACAACGGATCAATCAATCCTACTACTGGTGAGCGTGAGTATCGTGGGTGGTCTGGATCTCGCTCTCGCACATGCTATGAGCAACGATATAAGGAAGTATATATTCCTGGCACCTCAGATAGTCCTGGCTACGTTGACTACAAACGCAAGACTGTCGCTGTCCCCTGTTATGGAGACAGATATTGGAGACCACCATATAGGGACAACGGTCCTCGTGCTGTCCCTGTCCCACGAGAGGAAGACACAAACGACTGCTCAGAGGGTGCCGTTTTAGGCGGTATCCTTGGTGGCGGTGTAGCAGGTGCTATCTCTGAATCAGATGCTTATATCTGGTCTATCCCTCTTGGTATCGTTAGTGGTGCCATCGCAGGTTGTGAAGTTGATGGGGGTTGATGAAAGAGTTTGATTATGACCTCGATTACAAGACTCTTGACTTTACAGATACAGAAACTCGGATGCTTTATCGCATTGGAAGGGGGGAGCAAGGAGTTTTACTGGTACGCCCTTATACTAACGACATATGTGCTCATTGGAGATTTAAGACTCCAGAGATTGCAGTAGAGTCTGCGAATAAAATCTTCGCAATGTATCTAGATTACAGAGACGAAGAAGATTTTATAGGCATGGACATGTGTCGTAAGTTTTTGGAGATGGGTTTCACAAGAGCACGTCGTTACGCAAACCATAACTCTGGTAAAAAGTATGACGATGATGGTAATGTGAGACCACAAGAAGAAGACCATGCTACCAGTAAGTATGCAAAGTCTGCAAAGATCTTTAAGAAAGTTAGAGACATCGTTGCTAACAACGATACATATAAAAAGATGAGGAAGGAGTGGCGGTCACATGAGTGACATACATTTTAAAAAACACCGTGTGTTTAGAGAAACAGACGGTGTTATTTTTTATGACATATCAGTAGATGAATCCAATGCTGCTGACTTAGTAGTCCATGAAGGACCTGCTCAGTCACCCCCACCTGATTGTGTGGGAGGTAAGCAATTCTATATTCATTCTTTCCAAGATGACTACAATAGAGTAGTCTCAGGGACAAGGATGTTTGAGTTGGTCAATGAGGAATGGAAATTCCCATACCATATAGTGCACCTTGATGTGCATAGTGGTGCATTGATCATACCTCGTGGCACATTTCACAGGTCAGTGTCAGGAGAGAATGGATCTATAGTTATCAATCAAGCAAAGAGATACGATGGGTTTGATCCCTCTGCAGAGTTTTATCCTGTATCATGTGCAGAGTGTATGAAACTATATAATATATTGAAAAACGAAAAACCTGTTATCCACAGATTAGGTGAATGAAATCAGTTGAATCTTATGAGCAACTCCTCCAACGTTTTACGAAGAGGACAATGCAACTCTCCGCAAGAAACGAAGAGTTGAAAGAAGCATACGAAGAGTATGTGAAAAACGAAAGCGATCTCAAAAGACTAGAGGGATCGAAGCAAGCAATCGAATACGTTGCCTTTGGTAAGATGCCAGGCGACGGTAATCATGACAAGTTTGCAGCACACAAACCATGACAATGAATATTGCAACCATCTACTCTAACAAAAGTCAGGAGTGTGAGAGGGCAGCACAACTTTTAAAGGCACTAGGATGTAACTTTCGAGAATATTTCCTTGATGAAGACTTTACAAAGCAACAATTCCAAATGGAATTCGGAGGTGATGCTCACTACCCTCAGATTGCCCTAGGTAGTAAACCTTTGGGTGGATTGAAGGATGCGTTGCAATATTTAAAACAGCACGGTTATATTAACTGAAACCAAAATCGACTTTCCAGTTACAGATACCCCGAAAAAAAATTCGGGGTATTTTTTGGTCTGGGGGGTCGCGTTAAGTATTAATACCTAGTAACCTCCTCCATAGTATCCACCGCCACTTGATCCTGATGATCCTGACGACCCAGAGGATCCTGAGGAGGAAGAAGATGATGAGGAGGAAGAAGAAGAAGATGAAGAGCTTGAGTTAGAAGAAGAAGAGCTACTGCTCGAGCTACTACTACTGCTACTACCACTACTGTAAGTATTTTGATCAGTCGTTGTAGATCCATCCCCAGTAAACGCTCCTGCTGAATCGAAAGGTGACAATGTTGATGCAACATTCGTGCCATTGACTGTAGACCCTGTGCCAGGTGTATACACTCTGGACGTAAGTTGCTGTTGTGCCAAGAATGTGATACTTGGTGTTTTTCCGATTTCGGTCGTATATTCCTTTTTCGTCGGTTTGAAGATTTCTTGGACTGTGCGGAAAGTAGTCTTTGTTTCCTTTCCAAAGATATCTACCTCTAATTCGTCGTTTGGCAAATAAGACACCAAACTGAAGAATTCCTCTACAAAGTCATCTAGGTATTCTCGACGTAAAATGTAAATAAGACGTTTTCGCTCATTTTGCCTCATTTCGTGTTGATAGTAAGAAATGGGTCTTACAAGATCTGCCTGTGGAATCACTTCACCGCCAGGTAGGGTAAATTCAAAGTTTTGAGGCACTTCCATGTCCTCTTGCAGATACACTCTACCGTCTCTTTTGACCTCTTTAGTGACCCAATGCCTAGTTTTACCAATATCAGTGGGATTTGTGAAATTGTATTTCCTTACAATATACTCAGTCAACTCATATTCATTCATTGGCCAATCATTGTATAGATTGGTTATTTCGTTGCAAAGTAGAATAACCCAATCATACTTAGTATCATTGTAAAACTTCTGAGCGAGTTGATCTGGTCTTTCGCTGTTTTTGATGTAATATTTCTCAAATCCTAAAATGATGTCATCCAACTCATCACGAATTTTGACTCTACGGAAGATATTCTTCGCATTAACATAGGGAGACGTGCTATCTTGACGATAACCAGTCTTTCTGACCTTGATGTTAGGTAAGTAGGAAAAGTATTGACTCATGAGCTTGTTTCAGTTGAATCTCCTTCACCTGCCCAATCTTCCCAATTCCATTCACCTTCAGAGTCGTATTGGAAATTCTTATCGTAGAAATTCTTGATTGGAAGAGCAGTTTCGCTAAATGTAAGTGATAAGTTATAACTAACAGGACCATAATCATACTCAGAGAAGTTTTTCGATTCACCGAAGAATGACTTGAGACTGGCATAGTTGCCATCAGGTGAATAGTCAATTCCCATATCTGTTAGCACTAGTTTTGTTGGGAATCTGTATAGATCCTGCAACACACCACCTTCTTTATCAGGTGTTTGTATTTTTTCTGTTTGACCGTCGTCACTATATCTAATTATACTGATTTTGAAGAAATCAGGGATAGTCAACCATTTCTGTTTACTACTGCCAGGTAGCATAGCAATACGAAGAGTTTTAATGATCTCACCGATCATTTCTACGTCTTTCGCACTTTTAGGCACTAGTTTGAAGTTAAAATTGTGTCTTCTATAATTCATACCCTCAAATGTAGTCTCCTCGTAGGGGTTGAAGACACGTTTTTGGGTTAATGCTGAAAGAGAGTTAGCAGACAAACTACTGGATCCACCAGTTTTAGCAACAACGGCATTGATAGCATCTCCTGCCATCTTAAAACCAAGTTGTGCTTTTGCAGCATCTGCAGCTTCTTGAATACTATCTGTAAAACCGTCACCTGCCATACCACCTTGACCCATCTGCACTAGGTTACTACCAACCTGACCTAGTTTATGGTTGGTGTAGTTAGCACTGAATTGCTCAGAAAGTTTGGAAGGGAGGTATAAATATATAGAGTTAGCGATGACATTATTTGAGTCACCACCTATTTCATTGTAAGGATTACTCTCTTGACTATCATAAATGTCAAGTTTTAGGTAATCAATCACCTGTGTAGGATAAGCGTCAGCAGAAGTTACGTCGCCTCTGGTCTCAGAGCGACTTCCGCCATACGGTTTTGATCTAGGGAATACTAATAGTCTATTATTTGCCATGGCATATTCGGGAAGATACAGACCATCACAACCGAAAAAATATAAAGGTGATCCTACAAATATTATTTATAGGAGTTTGTGGGAAAGAAAGTTTATGGTCTGGTGCGATAAGAATGAAAATGTGCTCCAATGGGGTAGTGAAGAGATTATTATCCCCTATGTGTCACCTGTGGATCGCCGTGTGCACCGATATTTCCCTGATTTCTATGTAAAGGCACGCACAAAAGACAATAAAATTAAGAAATACATCGTTGAGGTTAAACCAGAGAAGCAATGTATGGTGCCAAAACGACCTAAGAGACAAACAAAAAAGTTTATTAATGAGGTCAAGACCTACGGTATTAATCAGGCAAAATGGAAAGCAGCGACTGAATACTGTCTTGACAGAAACATGGAATTTATGATACTCACCGAAAAACACCTTAAGGTATGAGTTTATTCAAAGACGTAAAAGAGCTAGCAGGAGGGCGTAGTCAATCTAAGGATTGGTATCGCTCACAGGTTAGATATGGTCTAGAGTCTTTAGGGCGTCCTATCAGAGAAGGTGATATTCTATTCTATGACTATGTAGCACAATCACAACGATTAGACTGGTATGACATGCACCCACTAACCCTTGTGACTGATGTAGACAACTTTTTAGGACAGTTTAGTGGTGGTAATATCCACTATTTACGCCCATCTGCAAGGCAAATAGTAGGAAAATCATGGGCAGGAGGTGCAAATACATATCCTTCGCGTTGCTATCATAAATACTTTATGTCTAGTGCATCAAATATATACATAGTGCCACCTTCGGCATTTACAGATTATGTCCCACTGCCATTAGAGCAGTTTCTATTTACAAGAATGGGAGTCAAAGTGCCAGTGCCTAGTAGCGTAATCTGGAGCAGAGTATGAGCTACAAACAACCCAATTCAATAAACACTTTTAGAGAGTTAATCGGGACAGGTAATAAAGAGCCTGCAAGATCTAATCTCTTCCAAGTGGTAATTGACCCGCCACCTGTTATGACAAGTGTTGGCGGTGACTTTGCTGAGCAGTCTTTGACTGGTAACCAATTCCTTGATAACGTACTTGGATTCGTCGGTATCGAAGACCAGACGCAGATGAGGAAATACCGTGAGCATGCTGATATGATGAATTACTATGCTGACACTGTGAGTATACCTGGCAGACGTATTACTGTTGGCACAGTAAGAGACGTTGGTGCAATGAGAAGATTTGCCACTGATACTAGTTTTAGTGAAATGCAAGTATCATTCTTGCTACCTAAAGACATGTATCATAGAGAGTATTTTGAGAGATGGATGAATTACACAGCATCCGACTCAGAGAATAGAGTGGGTATGTATGATCAATATACAAGTAAACTTCGTCTAATTAAATGGGAATTAGCATCCAACTACGTTGGAAAGCAGACTAGGACTAAAGATAATGGTCAAAAAGCAACCTATATGCAGCGTTTCAACGGTGTATCTGCCTGTTGGACAATGTATGGAGCATTTCCATTTGACATGTCTGCAATCACACTAAATAATGGACCTACGGATCTAATTAAATTGGATATCTCTTTCTATTACGAGAGATACCGTATGGACACACCAAACAATGCTAAGATGTTTAAAGGTGCACTTAAGGATGTCCAAATTCCAATGGACAACTCTTCTGTGCTTGATTCACTTAGCATAGATTCCAGTCTCGAAAACTTCGTCGGTATTGGGGTCTAAATAAAACATATAGTATTTGAGTATATTATGCCATTACCCAAAATTGCACTACCTGAGCATGACCTTAAAATCCCGATCACGGGTAAGAAACTTACTTACCGTCCTTTCCTTGTTAAAGAAGAGAAACTCCTCTATCTCGCCATGGAATCGAAGGATGAAAAGGAGATGGTTAAGGCAGTTAAAACTATCATTAAGAACTGCACGTCTCTCTTGGACAAGGAAGTTGAAAAACTCGCGACTTTTGAAATTGAGTATGTTTTCCTCAAAATCAGATCAAAAGCGGTCGGAGAGGTTAGTGAATTCAAGGTAACAATGCCTGATGATGGTGAAACACAGGTGGATGTATCAGTGCCTTTAGACAAGGTTGAGTTACAAGTACCTGATAATCATAATCCTAAAATCATGTTTACTGATGATGTTGGAGTCGTAATGAAGTATCCTTCACTCGACATTTTCGTCCAACAGAATATGACAGATGGTGAGCAAACCATTGATGACGTTTTCCAACTTGCAGCAAGTTGTATTGGTCAAGCATTCGATGGTGATGAAGTTTATGATAGTTTCACTAAAAAAGAAGCAGTTGACTTCCTAGAGAGTCTGAATTCAGACCAATTTGCGAAGATCCAAGAATTCTTTGAAACTATTCCAAAACTCAGTTATACCATGAGTGTGAGGAATCCTAAGACCAAAAAAGATAATGACATTGTATTTGAGGGCTTAGCAGCTTTTTTCGCATAAGTCTGTTGCATGATAGTCTTGAAAACCTATACAAGACTAATTTTGCTTTGATGCAGCATCACAAGTATTCTTTGACTGAGTTAGAGAATATGATCCCATGGGAGAGAGATGTCTATGTTAATTTGTTACTAGCCTATCTTCAAGAAGAAGAAAGACGCCGTGCAGCAGAAAATAACAGGAATCGAGTTAATCTCTAATGTCAGCAATACGGTCATTCGTTACTGTTAAACCTTTCAAGTCCACGACTACGGTCGGCACCAACATGAATGGACTTCGGAAGAGTGTGAACAGACTCGGACAGACCACTGAGGGCATCGGTAAGTCCATCGAGCAGATGGCAATCATTACTGAATTCCAAAAGGATTACATTGTAAGCAAAGTCAAGACAGATAGAAAATATGATGTAGGTAAGGATAAAGAGAAGAAACTTATCGCTTCACGCCTAAAAGTCCAGAAGAAAAGAGAGAAGTTACGAGGAAAGAGAGACAAGTCTGCGGACATGTCTAAGAATCTAGAGAAAGGCAAGGAGATAGCGAAGGAGAAAGAGAATAGAAAGAAGGAATTGACTCCTTTCCAGAAGATGTTGGATAGGATCGGTGGATTCTTCAGCTCAATTTTTAGTGCATTTCTCTTGTTTGGTGGTCTCGACTGGATGTCGAAGAATGGAGAAGCAATTAAACAAGTATTTAAAGTAGTAGCATCTCTAGTTAAGTTTGTATATAAGATAACGAGTTTTGGTGTTAATAATGTCTTAAATGGACTGACCAATATGTTTGGTCGGACAGATAATTTAGGAGAGAATAAGATCAATAGGGTATTCCGATTCTTTAAGGGAGGAATGCAGTTATTGGTAGGTCTTGCAGCACTTAGAGGTGCACAATACTTACTCATGCCATGGAAGTTGTTTAGTGATGTAGGTAAACTAACCAATATCTTTGAAGGTGCTAGAAAGACTGAGCAGGGTGCTAAAGAAGCAACTGAAAGAGTAAAAAACGGATATTACGACAAAAAGACTAATAAGTTTTATACTAAAGAAGAGTATAATACGATGCGTAAGGCAGCTCGTAAGCAGCCTGGCGGATTAAAAGCATTTGAGAATAGAGTTAGACCGACGTCTAAGATCGGTGGCATGAAGATGGGTGCTACCAGACGTATGGGTAATGCATTCAAAGGATTGAAAGGAAGGATACCTGGCGGTGGTGCCACAATGTTGGCAGGTGCTACATCCG